ATCGAACAAAGTCATTACGCTGATGCAAAGCTACATCGGCCTCAACATGACCAAACTTACGAACGCGACGACCTGGAACTCAAATTACATTGCCTACGCGCAGGCGACTTCGCGCAATAAGTTTAGCGTTAGGTTAGTGGACGACAATACCAATCGCACGTGGTCAATCTCAACTGATCGAATCAATTGGACGCAGGTCTCACAGCAGTCTAGGACCGATTTTTTGACCGCCAGCCATTACGGCTACGGGTGCAATATGACTGGTGTTTCCGGTTACGTCACAATGGTAGTAGAGGGCCTGTATGCCCAGTAAACGCGGCGCTGCCGCCAGGAGTGAGTAATGCTACTTGCCACCGTCCTTCTCGTCTGGCTCGACGCCATCAACCCGCCTGCGACGACCTACCACGTCTACCGGGCACCGGGCGCGTGTTCGGACAGCTCGCGCTTCGAGCGCGTCAACGCCGCGCCGCTGGCTGTCCGCACCTACCAGGACACTCCTACGCCGGGAACCTGGTGCTACCGCGTCACGGCGCTGGTGGCGGGGGTTGAATCCGTGCCCTCTGCGCCTGTAGCCATACTGGTCCAGCCAGCTGCTCCCACCGGCCTCACGGCGACGCCATCGCCCGCAGCCAGCTCGCCTCCGTGACTAGTGGTCCCTGACGGCTTCGTAGGCCGCTACGGCCGCAAAGGCGACACGTTCTATTGGCCGGAGGGCATCGCCGATCCCGTCATCACCGGGACCGGCTGGGGGTTGGTGCGGGGGCTGGATAAGGCACCGGCTGGCACGACGTTCGTTGATGTACCGGCAAAAGCCGCTCCACCGTAACTGGTGGGGCGGCTTTTTCTCGTTTACGGGTGCTATATAGCGGTTTGTTTTTGCTGCGTGCGGTTTGGTGTTGACCGGCGCGGCTGGGTGGGTTAGCGTTGGGTTGTGAGCAACACAGGAACCACACAAGAGCAGCGGAAGGCGGTACAAATTACGATACTGTCAAGCGTTCACACGTCCATCATTACGCGGGCTAAAGAGCTTGGAGTACACCCCGGGCGTCTGATTGAGTGGGCTTGGGGTGTTGCGAGCAAAAAGGAGAAGGCAAAATGAACGGAACACATCGCTATCCATCCAACGCCGCCGCGCTACCGCTGCCAGCCGGGGCAAAGCGCGCGGGGGAACTGAACGACCGCTTGATGAAGCAAATGGACGCCGGTCCGGCGTATCACGACCTCTGGACGCGGGCCATTCGCGCCAGCGATCGCGGCGACTTTGACGCGGTTGAGGTGCTACTTGAAGAGGCGCGCGCCATGGTTCAGAATAACGGAGGTGCGCTGTGAAGCCCAACGCCGACGAATTACACGCCGCGCTTTGCGGTGACTACTGGGGAGCTCTGCGGTCGCTGAAGCGGCGCACCGGTCAGGGCTGGGAAGCGGTCATTGCCGCGTTTGTGGACGCTGGCGGTGCGGCATGATCGGCTGGGGCGGCGGGCCGGAAGACTTGCGCACGCTGCAGCGTCGGTCAGATTGGATCGCGGCGGCGGCTGCGCTGGTGTGGGTGGTGGCGTGGGCGGTGACCCGATGAGCGGCCAACGGCGGGCGAATTGGCGGGCGGAAGCGGCGCAGATGGTGGCAGCATTAGATGAACGCCTGTTAGTTCGCATCGAGGCCGACGCTGCACTACATAACAGACGAGCGCAGACCGTTGCAAGTGCGTTGGCTGATTTCGGGAACCGCATAGGCAAACTAGAGCGGCGCAAGCGCATCGAGTCATGGATAGCGGCTGGGTACGTGTGCGGCATGGCGCTGCTGGTAATTGTGCCGTTGATCTGGAAGGCGGTGACCCGATGACCCGCCGCCGCGACGACACGCCGGAGATTATCTTTCTCGCGCTCTGGCTCTGCTTTGCGCTGGCGCTTGGCGGGTGGGTGTGGGAGGTGCTGCATGGCTGATTTCGTCCACGCCGCGCGGTTTGATGCGCTGGCCGCACATGTGCCGGAAATCTCGCAAGATCCTGCACAGCGCCAAGGCTTCATCGGCGGCACCGACATCCAACATATCCTCGGCCTTGAGCCCTACGGCTGCGCGCGGCGGCTGTGGTATCAGAAGACCGGGGCGCCGCCTGATCGGGAATTTCGCATGACCGAGCCCATCGTCTGCGGCAAGCGCATGGAGGATAGCGTAGCCGAGGACGTAAAAGAGCGCACTGGCTGGAATATCCGGCGCAAGAAGGCCAGCGCTAGCGGTCATGAGCTGCAACGGGTGGACCGGGAGATCGTCGGGCATCCGCGCGGGCCGGGCGTGCTCGAAATCAAGACCGTGAGCGACCGCGCCTACTGGGACTGGAAGCGCGACGGCGTGCCGCTCGGGTATCTGATGCAGGTGCAGTGGTACATGCGAGTGCTCAAGCGCTCCTGGGCGTGCCTCGCAGCGCTCAACAGGGAAACGGATCAGATCGACCTTTTCGAGATTGACGCGCGGCCGGATCTAATGGCGGCCGTGGCGGAAAAGGTCGATTGGTTTATGTCGCACCACGTAGACCAGCGGACGGCCCCGGCATGGCTGGAGGAGCGCGACGGGCGCTGCGAGTCCTGCCAGTGGGAGCCTAGCTGCCAACTCGCCGAATGGTCCGTTGTGAGCGATCAGGGCTTGGTTCAGATCGATGGGCTGGCACCGCTGGTGGCGGAGTATCAGCGGGCAAAAGATCTTATCAAGCGTGCGGAGAAAATGGCCGACATTCTCCGCACGGGCGACGAAAGCGCGGAGGACGAGGCGCACCGGATGGGGATTGACGCGCTGATTGGCGTTAATGAGCAGGCTCGGGCGTCGGCTGATGAGCGGGTTTTGTTTCGGGTGGTGGAAACTTCGCGGGTTGATACTGACGCGCTGAAGACGAAGTACCCGGAAGTATATGCGGACGTGTTGAAGCGGTCGGTTTCGAGGCCGTTGCGAATTTTCAAAATCAAGGGAGCAAGGTAATGAGTACGACACAGCCATCGGCGCAAGCCGGTGAAATGAGCCAAGTGGCGGAGATGGACCGCATCGCCACTCTATTAGATCGGGTGACAGACCAGACGATGCGCCAGGAGGCCGAGCGCATGTTACTGGACCGGGCGCAAGCCTACCACGTCCGCAAGCGGCCGGGGTGCCAGAACGCCGACGAGGTGCAAATGCGGATGGCCGCTGGGCGGGCGTTTGGGCTGGACCGCGACACGTCGCTGAATGGCTTCGATGTCATTCAGGGTGTGGTGGCGATGCGGGCAAGCCTGCGCGCTGGGCTGCTTCAGCGGCACGGCTGGCACTGGCTGTTTGCGAAGCATGACATGGGCGAATGCTCGCTGATTGCCACGAAGGACGGGCAACCCTATCTCGATGCTGGCGGCAAACCGCAGGTTTTCACCTACACCATGGACGACGCGAAGCGCGGCAAGCTCGACGGCAAGGAAAACTGGAAGATGAATCCCATGGACATGCTGTTCGCGCGGTGCATCACGCGGCTTCAGCGGCGCGTCTGCCCGGCCGCTACGCTCGGCATGGATATCCCGGACACGACCGAACCGGTGACATTGGAGATGGTCGTGCAGGAGACGGAGCAGCAGCGCGTGGCGGGTAAATCGGCGTCCGCGCTCGACGCTCTCGAAGCCGAACTGATGCGCGAACCCGTGGCGGTGGCGAATGTTTGAGCACGGCGCGTGGTACACGGGCTCGATTAGTGGAGTCGAATACATCAAGTCCGAAAAGAAGGGCACTCCGGGCCTTGAGATCACCGTCGAAGTGTCCGACCGTGGCAAGATTACTGGCGTCTGGTGGCTTACCAACTCGCTCGTCAATAACCCAGACGACAAGGCGGCGAGCAAGGTTCCGCAGTGGGAGGCCGCGCAGATCCGCTGCAAGCAGTTTGGCTGCACGGAGGATGGCTTAGTCCAACTGGAGACATGGCTCCTGCACATCCAAAAGACGTTCATCGGCCAGCAGGCGTCAGTCATGGCCGAAGTCAACCAGTACGGCGACACGTCTGCGCAGGTGGTTTGCAAGCCGAAGGTGGGCGGCGGCGGTGGATTTGCGCGGGCGTCGGCAACAGCTTCGCCCTTCGCCGCGCGGCCGGCCAACTCGGACCCGTTTGCGGTGGGTGACGACGATCTGCCATTCTGACCCCGCGGGCAACCGCCCGCGGCCTGCCGTTCCAATACAGCGCACGATCTCGGAAATCCGCGCGGGACGGCAGACCGGGGGCGGCTACGACCTCCAGAAAAGAGGCAGTCTGAGCTTATAAACCACTGAATACACCTGTTGGATTTGGATTCTTGAGGCGGGCCGGGGAGACACTGGCCCGCCGAAAACAAAGGAGAGTTATGCCACGCGAAACATGCCATTGCGGAGAGTGCCAACGGTGCCACCACCGCGCGTATATGGCCGCGTGGCGATGGCGGAAGATCCGCGGGCCGCTGCCAGCAGCATGGGCGGCGCAAGCGCGGACGGAAGCCTGGCAGTTGCAACGCTACATCTGCCCACTGGCAGAGATAGCGAAGTACCAATTTGGCCGCAAGACGACGCGGCCGGCTGCGGAATAGGAGAGGGACATGGAAATAGCAACGATTGGACTGTTTTTGCTGGGCGGCGGCGCCTACCTGAAATGGAAGCCAACGCGGGCGCAGGTGTGGAACTACATCGCGGCATGGGCGGCGGCGAATCGGGACGCGGCGATCACGCGGGAAGCGCGGAAGCGCGAGTATTTAGCGGCGGAGGTGGCGTGATGGACGCGATGAAGAAGGAGACCACCGATGGACGCTAAACGGCTGGAGGAGTTGGCGGAGAAGTGTGAGGCGGCTTTGAAGTCGCCAGAATATTGGCTGGACAACTTCCTGCAAGCCGAGGACATCGCCGACCTCGCCCGCTGCGCGAAGGCTTGGGAGAAGGTGGAGCGGACTAGTAACCCGATGATTGAACGCTGGAACTGGCCGCAAGGCGCGAAGTGGTATTTCCGTCCAGGTGGCCGACGTACGGGTAGTGGCGACACCGCCATCGCCGCCGTCGAAGCCGCGCCAGAGGTCACCGATGCGAACAAAGGCTGAGGCGCTGGCGAAGCCGAGGGCTGGGGATCGGTGGCGGATGTCATTTAACGAGGAGTACCGCATCACTGCGGTCAAGAATGGATATGTCCACGACGAATGTACAAAAGGAATCGACGCGGGGCAAGGCGAGTTGTCCAATCCAATCGGCCTGTGGCAAGTATGGGCATCTGCCGCGAACGCCGAGTACCTGGGAGGTGCGGAATGATCCTCGCTGACCGCCTATACGACAACCAGCAACAGACCTCGAAGCTCAAAGACGAACTCTACGCCGCACTCGAAACGGTGTTCGGATCGACCGAGTGCGGGCGGCTCACATACGATTACTACGACCGTTCGTTCGAGGCATACCAGTTTGAACCCTTTGATATGCAGCCAACGCCGGAACAGTTGGCGCAAATATGGGCACTGGGGTTCGAGCGGTTTTGGATACACAAAGGGGACAAGCGAATGGCCGGGCAGCAGGAAGAGCAGAACGAGCGGTTTTTTTGGCGAGGCCGTCCATGATCCGCCGAGTCCGCATAGCCCGCAAGCGGCTGGCGATTGCGCGGGAGAGTTACTTGGGAGCGCGCAAGGCTGAGAACTCCAGATGCGAGAACGGCTGGAGGGACGTGTCTGCTGCGTGGAATCGAGTAGACCGCCGCTGGCTTACCCTCCGCGCCATCGAGCGAAGAAAGGATCGGATTGCATGAAGCAAGGCAAGCAACTCAAAAACGCCGTCCGCGTGACACACAAAGCCCCCGGCAAGCGCGGGAAGCAGGAGACGCGGCACTTCGACACGCCCGCCGAAGCGCTGGCCTATATCGAGCGCAACACGGCACCACGGGAGCATGGGAAGAGGGGGAGGATTGCATGAAGACCATACGACTCACTAAACTCGAATCCGCCGCCTACACCAACGGCGAGCGGCGGTTCTGGCGGGCGATGCGGAAACAGCCGGACGCCTCGGGGAGCAACGGCGGGAAGCTGCGCGGCGTCGTCTGGAATGACGTCTTTGACCAATGGGACGCGCAATACTTCGGAGACCATCCACGTTTGGTCGGTAAGTGCCCCTACGGCAAGCCCGAAGACCGAATCATTCTCGCCGAGCGCCACACCTGCGGGCAGCAGGCCACCATCACCCGCGCCGAAGTCGAGCAGCGCAACGGGCGCTGGGGCTGGGTTGTGGAGGTGG